ACGACGACATTTAAATAAAGAGGAATTACAATGGCTATAGTACTTGGAATAAACACAACTAGAACGCAAGTCCCTAGTGAAAGAACAGTAGTAAACGAAGCATTAAATGATTTGAACATCAGCGGAGCTTTTGCTTCACCTCTAGAAGATACACAGATTGGAAAGCCTACGAACAGAGGCAATGTTCAAGAAATGAAAGCTTTAACTTATAGCGCTGGAAGTTACAGTTTGTTACCTAGAGCTTAAACTTAGAGGGGTCTTTAATGGCCCCTTTATAATTTACTTAAGGATCGGAAAATGGAAAGACGTTGTAATACTGATAAATGCTTGATAAGAGCAAAAGGAAGAAAGCACTTTGCTGTAGACTTCTCGCATGCCACTATAATGAATAACCCAAAGCAAGAATGGAGTGGTATAGGCAGAAGCAAGATAAAGCTTGCACATGATAGAAAGTTAAATGTAGATTGGAAGAATTTTAATAATGATAATTATTTATTCACTCATGCTACAATTGTCGCATCTGTAGATACAGACGGACTGCATCAAATTAAAACTCCATGCAATGGATTGATCAACAATAATGGAAATGCTTGGACTAACGAAGTTATGCTTGCATCATTTAGATCATTTGTTGGCGGAGAGAATTACTATGAGCATGTTCAAATTCCAGAACTGTCAAAGGGTAAGATTTTAGATGCTGTGATAAAGCCAGTTAAGTATATTGCAGATAGTGGAGAAAAGGCAGATGTTTACTATGTAGACATTCTTGTTGCCACAAACAGAAGGCATGATGATTTAGTTAGAAGGGTAGGAAGTGGCGAGTTGTCAACTATGTCTATGGGATGCATTGCAAATGTATGTGTATGTTCTCGATGTGGAAAAGAGTTAAAGGATAACGATAGAAACTGCCATCACTTAGATACTCAAATGAGACAGGAGTATATAGATCATCAAGGCAACAAGAGGGTAGTTGCTGAGCTATGTGGAAGAACTTATATAGATCCAATTACCAAAAAGAAAGTTGGAGATCCAAGTTCTGTACAGTTCATCGAAGCAAGTTGGGTTGAAAAGCCAGCATTCAGAGGGGCAGTGATTAATCACTATGTTTCTGACATCTCTAAGGTAGCAAAAGATATTATTGGATTTAGCGATAGAAAACTACAAGAAGTAGTAGACGATCTGTTTAAAGTTAGAGTTGCCAATACAGATGGAATGATTGCTTTAAGAGTGGCGCATGAAGAACTAAGAAGACGTAAGTGGGAAGCGATGGTAGATAACGTTTCAAAGAAATAATAAAAAAATTACTTTTAAAAGAGCTTGGTGTAAAACTAAGCTCTTTTTTTTGTCCTGAAGTGGCAATAAAAGAAGTTTGGTAAAAATAAATTTATTTTATCTTATTCTTTAAGCTTGGAGGAGTATAAAAAAAAGTGATAAAAATTTTATATTTATTATTTAAAGTGTAAACACCTATTATGTATTTAAACAATTTAGGAAATAAAAAATGAGAGAAAGAATGACTGCAACGAGGTCCCTTATATCTGAGATAGAAAATTTGGAAGTCCAAATTGAATCTGCGGAAAGAGACCAGATCATAGCTGAGACTGAAAGTCTAACTCAAAAAGTTATTGAGCTAGAAGCAAAGTTTGAGGAGGCTGGTCAAAATTCCGATAGTAATGATTCCAAGAATATTGGTATTGGGGATTGGTCTGCCGTCAAGAAGGAAAAGAAATCTAACCAAAGAGAGGGCATGGATAACATGAATTACATGAATTACATGAAAAAAATGGATTACATGAAAGACATGGGTTACATGTCCGACGTTGATCATGATAACGTAATGAAGTACATGAAGATGATGGACGACATGGACACTACTTACATGAAGCATATGTCTGCTGAAGATGTAGTTGCTGAAGACGAAGAAGAAGTTGAAGAAGTGGTTGAAGCTTCTGAAGTTGAAGCTTCTGAAATTGAAGCAAAGTCCGATGAAGAACTTAATTCAGGCGACAACCAAGCTCTTGAGATCGATCAGGATTATCTTGATGATGTTGAAAAGCTACGTGGTAAGGATAGTTTGGCAGACGCTAAGTCAATGTTAGCAATAGCATCTGAGCGTTTAGACAAAGTAGCTTCTTACTTAGAAGAAACTGGAAATGAAAAAATGGCTTTTGCTATCGATCAACTTTCAGATACAATTGATTCAAAAATAGCAAGTATGAAAGAGGAGAAATAAGAATGAGCGAAAGAGATAGACTTACTCGCAGAACTGCTGCTGATGGATCTATTCCGTATTCAGGTATGGTTGGCGACATGGACAGAAAGTTTAAGAAAATGGACGAATACTCCAATTTCAAGCAAACAGTAAATCATGAGCTTCCTGATGATCGTACAGAGTGGAAAGATAATCCACGTGACGAAGTTGGTTTTGGAGATCCTAAAGAACAGACTGGTGTTAGCGAAAGCCTTAAGCACACAGTTGCTGGCGTTAGACAAGCCGCTTCTAAGGCTGTTAAGCTTGCTGTATTACTATTAGGTGAAAAGGCAGCTGAAGATGTCCTAGAAACTCAAGCACGTGCTTTTATGGCAATGGGGCCTGAAGAGCTAGATGCATCACTTGAGCGTTTTTCTTCAACTGAGCATCTTTATAAAGAAGTTAAAGCTACTGAAGAAGAAGTTGCTGAAGAAGAATGTGAAGAGAAAGAAGAAGAAGAAGAAGAAGTAATTGAGTCATCTGACAAAGTTGCTGACCTTCAAACTCAAATCGATACGCTTCAAGCAAGCTTTGAAAAGAAAGCTGAAGAAGAAGTCGAAGAAGAAGAAGTAAAAGAATCAGCTGATAAAGTTGCTGCACTCGAAGCTCAATTGGCTTCATTTAAAGAGTTTGCTGCTAAAGGCGAAATTCCTCCACAATTCCTTAAGAATATCAAGGAAAAGAAAGACGACAAAGAAGAAGAAAAAGAAGCTGCCAAGATCGATCCAGAAATGGATGAGGAGTCTGATAAAGACGACGATAAGATTGGATCAGCTGATAACGGTCTCGACGTTGAACTCAATAGCGTTGTTGCTGATTTCGATAACACTCCTGTAGCAGAAGAAACATTGGCATCTATTTTTGATGACAATACTCCTTCACAGGAAGATCTCAGCAAGTTGGCATCTGATAAGGAAGGTATTAAATCTCTTGGCGGTCAGCCAAAAGTTGCCTCTTCTAAAGATGCTGAGAAGAATATTAGTTCAATATGGGATGATGCACCGGACGTAAGTTCAGTGTTTCAGTAATTAAAAAAATAGGGGTTCATTAAGAGCCCCTTTAAAAGGAGAAATAAGATGGCATTAAGTGTATTAATACATGGTCAACAAAATGCTCTGCCAGTTCTTGAAGATGCAGGATTTACAAAAGTCAATGCAGGTGTTAACGCAACTGTTGGCGTAAATACTCCAATGGGTGTTCTTGGCGGAACAGTAGCAATGTACACAGCTGACTACACAGTAGGAGCTTCAGATGGTACAGGAATCGCAGGATTGTTTTTAAATGACGCAGCTGGCGCAGCTTTCGAGAATAGCCCAGCAGTAGCTTCAGGTAAAGTAACAGTTCTTAAGGGAAATGCTTCAATTGAAGTTGATGTCTATGCAGATGATGTAACTGGTTTAGCCGTTGGCGACGATCTTTACTCAGACGCTGATGGATTCTTATCTGGCGCAGTTCTAGGTAATGTTATCGCTGTTGTTACTAAGGTTCCTTCAGTTTCAAGCCCAACACTAGGATTGGACATGCGTGTCTAATCTTCGGATTAAACCACACATGACTAATTTAAATTAAAGGAGTTTTAAAATGGCTGTAAATAATCAGATAAAGAATGAAATTATCTCAAAGTATATCAAGACTGCCGCTGGCCGTCAAAAGTTAGCTGCATCTATGATTCAGCCTTTGAGAAGAAGAAGAGATTATACTTCTGTAGGACGTAAGGCGTTTTTCGTCGAGCAACTTCCAGACGGTGCTCTTCCAATTTATGACAAAGATCCTAACATCACTGCTTATGTAGTTGGTGAAGAAGGAATGAATATCGTTGCGGTTGCAAAGCCTAAACGTGTTCTTTTCCCTCTATTCGAGATTGCGTCTAACCCAGAAATTCAATTGACAGAATTGAAGCAACGTCGTTTTGACCTTGTTGAGCGTTCAGTTGATCTAGCGAAAGCTGAAATTCAAGCAGAAGAAGATCGTAAGGTTTTCGCTGTTATGGATGCACTTTCTGCTGATCCAACTAACCCTAACCCTGCAATTGCGGTTACTGGTAACTTAACATCAAATGCTCTTGCTGACGCATTCGCTAACATTGAAAGAACAGACATCCGTGTCGCTAATGTTTTTCTTAATGCGAAAGATTACGCTGACTTGAGAAAATGGGACAGAGATACACTTGATATCGAAACTCAAGCTGTGCTTCTTAAGACTGGTCTTATGGCCACTCTTTGGGGTGCTAAATTGATCGTTTCTCGTATCGTTCCAGAAGGCAAAGTTTATGTTTGTGGTGAGCCTGAATTCTTCGGTCGTATTCCGGTACGTACTGAGCTTACAGTTTTATCCGCTGATGACCCGAAGCTTCGTAGAATTGGATTCTCAATCTTCGAGCAGATCGGAATTGGCGCATACAACCCATTTGCACTACAAGTTTTAGACATCACACGTGTCTAATGTTAAACTTGTTATATAGGTTGTTTATTCTAGCAGTTTATAGCAAATAATTCAAAGGCCCTGTCTTAATTGACAGGGCCTTTTTTATTTCACGATAATTATTTTTTTATATTAGTCCATTTATTGAGCATATAGGTTCAATTTGGACATAAAGATTAAAGGAGAAGAAGATGGCATTCATAAAGAATCCTACAGACATTGGTCAATCTCAAAGAGAAGCAGCAGAATTCGACAGTGGAATTCCTGTTTTCCAAGATGACAAAACAAGATCAGTTCAGGCTGCTAATGGTGGCTCTGCCCCAAGGGCTTCACACGAAACTGGATCTTATTATAGTAATGCAGGCGTAGCAATGCGTTTTGATGACAAACCAGGTATTGATTTTTCTGATAAGATCGGAAAAGCGTAAGTAATATAGGATGGCTCAAATGGGCCATCCATCTCGAAGGGACACACTAAGCTAACATAGATTAGGAGTCAGTATGATTAAAGACGAATTAAAAAGGTTATCTAAGAAAGTATTAAAGTGGATTATATTCATTGTAGCATCTTTAATACTGATACAGCTTTGCGCATATGCAAATACCTACATTAGCAATGCAGTTGAGGCAATAAGATTATTTAAGTACGATATATTAATTTTATTGTTTGGAGCTGTGATGGTAGCTCCACTAACGGAAGAGTTTACTAAGAGGATTGCATGTAAGTGTGGATTTCTATATCTGTATGCAGCAATGTTTGGCTTCTTAGAGATGTTTATCTATGTCTCAATGGGAGCTGACTGGGCGATGAGATTTCCTGTCGTTTTTGTTCATTTGTTTTTTGCTTCAATTCATAAGTATTTTGAAGAGAAGTCAATAAAAGAAGGTAATAAGTATATAAGCTGGATTGGATTCCTGCTTGCAGTTATGTGTCATGCCGCTTACAACTTTACAGTTAGTTTGCTAAGTATGTAAACATTATAAATATAAATTAGATTGGAGTCAGTTGAAATGG